CCTAGCCTGATACACCCGCTCTGCCCAGCCGCGTTTGTAGCCGCGTTGCTGCGCCAGTTTGCGGAGGTCGTCGAGGCTTTGGGCGCTGCCTTGCTCGCGGCGCTGCTGGCGTTGCAGCTCCTGCAGCTCACCGTCAACCACCTTTAGCTCCCTGGTCTCCTGCGGGGCAAACACATGCCCGCAGTCGCGGCACACCTGCGCAGCGCTCATGCTCGTGCTAAAGCACACCGGACACACCTTGACGCTCGGGGCTTGCTCGCGGTCGCGCTTTTTGGCGCCGTCAAGTGTCCAGTCGCGGTCCTCCAGGTGATGCCCAAGCCGCAGCGTGTTGCCGACGTGGTCCAGCACCACGGCGGTTTTGCCGTGGCTGGGTCTCAGGCAACGGCCGATCATCTGCAGGTGCAGGCTGACGGACTGCGTTGGCCTGAGCAAGATGCACCCGCCGACGCTTGGCACATCCACGCCCTCACCAATCAGGCTGCAGGATGTGAGCACCTTGATGCGGCCAGTGCCGAGTGCAGTCAGCAGGTCCCGGCGCTGGTCGGCTGCCATGGTGCCATCAATGCTGGCGGCTGGGATGCCTTGGCTCACGAACAGCGCCGCCACCGCCTCGGCATGCGCCACGCTGCAGCAGAAGGCGATAGCCGTCTGGCCTGTTAGGTGCTTGCGGTAATGGCTTACGCAGTCGCCCATAATGGTGCCGACACGCTCCTCGGCTTGCTTGGCGTCAAAGTCGCCCATCTTCTTACGCAGCCCGGAGGTATCAAACCCAGGTGGTGCCAGCACACGGGCACTGGCCAGGTAGCCGTTATCGGTCAACCATGCAGCGCTGGGACCCTGCACCATGACCTCATAGTGGTCACCAAGCCCGCGTCCGTCGCCACGGCATGGCGTTGCAGAAACGCCCAAGACATGCGCCTGCTGGAAATGCTGCAGCACCGTGGACCACTGGCCAGCATTGGTGTGGTGCGCCTCGTCTACCACTAGGAGCTGAAAGAACCCAGCCGGCAACTTGTGCAGCCTGCGGGCAAGGGTCTGGACTGAGGCCACCTGCACCGCATGACTCAGGTCCATGCTGCGTCCTGCTGCAATGCGGCCATGGGTGACGCCCATAGCCGTGAGGCTGCGGCTGGCTTGGTCCAGCAGCTCAGCGCGGTGGACAAGGATGCAGACGCGGTTGCCCTTGCGGGCGGCGGCTTGAGCGATGTAGCTGAAGCACACCGTCTTGCCGCCGCCGGTCGGCAGCACTGCAAGCACCGTGCGCTTGCCTAGCTGGTATTGCAGTCGGATGTCGGTGATGAGCTGCTGCTGGTAGGGGCGGAGGTTCATTAATAAGGTCCCGGAGTGCCGCTGCCGTGCAGGTCTGAAAGCTGAATAAGAGAATTGGCAATGATGCCTTGCCTCTCAGCAAGGACTTCAAGCGCTTCTGCGATGCGCAAAAGCACTTCCAGCGTTTCTTGCTGCAAGTCCGAGTTCACCATTGGATCCCATGGGCTTGCACACCATAGCACGATCCGCTAGACTGCGCAAGTATCCGCTAGGAACCGTGGCCTTATCGCATCCGTTGGCAGTCCAGCTCACACCGGAGCAGATGGCATGGCTTGATGCCCGTCGCGTGGCCGGCCTGTCCCGTAGCGCTGTCCTCAGGCTTGTCGTTGAGCAGGCCATGCGGCTTGACAAGCAAGGTCTTCTGCCCGCTACCGGACGGCGCGAGTCATGAGCATCCTTGACGCAGCACGCGGCAGGTGGCCAGGCCTGCTGCAACAGCTTGCTGGCCTGACGCCCGACCAGCTCACTGACAAGCACCAGCCGTGCCCGCTTTGTGGTGGCAAAGATCGTTACCGCTTTGACGACCAAGACGGCTCGGGCTCGTGGTTCTGCAACAAGTGCGGCGGCAAGGCCGGCACCGGCGGCGCAGGCAGCGGCATGGACATGCTGATGCGTCGCACGGGCTTGAGCTTTGCCGAAGCAGCGCAGCGGGTTGAGCAGCATCTCGGCTTAGCCGAGCCAATACCAGCACCCCCTCTCAAGGGCTGGGATGCCCACTGGCGGTACACAGACACCTTTTATGTACTGCGCCGCAATTTGCCGGATGGCGGCAAAGAAATCCGCCCCCTTTGGTTTGACGGCCAGGCATGGCGGCGCAAGGCACCACCGTCACCACGTCCCCTTTACTGGGCGCGTCGTGATGCAAACCTGCCACTGCTGATCGTCGAAGGCGAAAAGACCGCCGATGCAGCCGCTGCATTGTTTCCCGGCCATGCCGTACTGACCTGGGCGTCAGGTTGCCAAGCCATTGACAAGGCCGACTGGTCCCCCATCACCGGCCGCCGTTGCGTGTTATGGCCTGATGCGGACATGCCAGGCCGTGAGGCAATGGCAAAGCTAGCGCCACGGTTGCTTGCTGCTGGTGCCGCACAGGTCCGCATTGTCCATCCGCCAGAAGGTGTGCCTGAAGGATGGGACCTGGCTGATGCGGACTGGTCGCCTGCTCAAGCTGCAGCGCATCTCATGTCAAACCGCTCAGCGCCTGTTGAGCTGCCGGATCCCGTGGCTGAGCCCTTACTAGCCGAACCGCTGCCGGAACCCGATCCAATACCGCAGGCTGATAGCTGTTTCACCTGCCTTGGCTTTGACAATGACAGCTTCTACTACCAACCGCACAGCACTGGTCAGGTGACCCGCTTGTCACGCAGCAGCCACACCGGGACAAATCTGGTATCACTGGCGCCTCTTAGTTACTGGGAGACCCTGTACCCATCCAAGACTGGCGTCAACTGGACAGCAGCAGCAAGCAGCTTGTTTGAACGCCAAGCCGCCGTTGGTGTCTACAGTCCAGACCGCATCCGTGGCCGTGGCGCTTGGTGGGATAAGCGCGTCAGTGTGCTGCACCTTGGTGATCGCCTGGTCGTTGACGGTGATCCGCGTGATGTCAGCGCTGGCGTGCCCGGGAGCGCCTACCTGTATCAACGCCTTGCACGCCTGCGTGGTCCAGCAGATGCCAAGCCGCTAGCCGATGATGAGGCCTTTGTCCTGGCCGAGCTAGCCGAGCGTTTCCACTGGGAGGTCCCGGCATCTGGCCTGCTGCTTGCCGGCTGGGCAGCACTCGCCCCGATCTGCGGTGCGCTGGACTGGCGTCCTCATGCTTGGCTTACCGCAGGCGCCGGCTCCGGCAAGTCCGCCATTCTTGACCGTTACATCTCGCCGCTGCTAGGGGACATGGGCTTGGTCGTGGCTGGCAACACCACAGAACCAGGCATCCGGCAAGCCCTACGAGCAGATGCCCTGCCGGTGGTCTTTGACGAAGCCGAATCCAATGAACGCACGGACCAGCAGCGGATGCAGGCCATTCTCGGCCTGGCGCGGGTTGCCAGCTCAGAGTCCAAAGCGCACACACTTAAGGGCAGCCCTGAAGGTGACACACAGCGCTACACCATCCGGTCAATGTTCCTGATGTCGTCGATTGCTACGGCACTTAAACAAGGCGCCGATAAGTCACGCTTTGCTCAGCTCACATTGCGCAATCCAAATGAGCTACCAAAAGCTGAACGTATTGCGCACTGGGAAGCCTTAGACCGCGACCTTGACAAGCATGTATCTGAAGCGATTGGCCAGCGATTGCAAGCGCGGACCATTGCGCTGATACCCGTAATCCGCGCCAGTGTGCGCATTTTTACTCGTGCAGCCGCTGAGGCATTTGATAGCCAACGGCTTGGTGATCAATATGGCACGTTATTAGCAGGCGCGTGGTCTTTGCAGTCCAGCAAGGTCGTCACCCGAGATCAGGCATGGCAACTAATTGAACAGAACAACTGGGAACCCTACTCCCAGTCGATTGAAATACCAGATGAAAAGCGCTGTTTACAGCGCATCCTGCAGCATCAAATCCGTGTTGAAGGTGATAAAACAGTCACCCGAACGATTGGCGAACTTGTAGATCTTGCCTTGCACCATGGTCATGACATAGTTGTAACAACCGAGCTTGCAGTGGCCACCCTCGGGCGTAATGGCATCAAGGCTGAGCAGGGCGCTATCTGCGTGTCTAACACCGCCAACGCCATTGCCGCCATCCTCTCGGACACGCCATGGAGCAACTGCTGGTCAACCGTGCTGGCGCGTTTGCCGGGCGCCGAGAAGGTGGGCGTTATTTGGTTCAAAGGTTCAGGTGGTAACAGTCGAGCCACCAAAATCCCCCTCGAAGCCGCCTGACCGTTCGGAGGCGTTCGGCCGAGAACCCTTGGTATGACTGAAAACTAACGGTCCTAACGGTCCTAACGCTTTTTCGCAAGAGCCCCCCTTTAAGAGAGAGGGTGTAAGTGTGTGGGTGGGTGGGGTGTTCTCTCTTGTATGTATATGTCTTTTTTAGCGTTAGGAGTGTTAGGTTAGGGGCTCAGCCCAGTGGTGGCGGGCGATTTGCGCCGAACGCCCACCGTTAGGCGACCGTTAGGACCGTTATGAAAGAAGTCAAAGTCCGGTTTGAGCCTGCAGACCTTGTGGCGCTGGACCAGCAGGCAGCAATGGCAGGTGTCAGCCGCAGCGAGTTGATCCGCAGTCGGGCGCTTGTGTCGAATTGCGACGGTGGCCTTACCGTGGCGCGTTACCACCGGCTAGTGTCCGACGCGCTAGCCAATGTGCGCGGGGACATCCCACGGCGCATGGTGGAGCAGCTTGTCGCTTATGTCATTACATGGATCTCATCAGCATCTCAGCCAAGCAGCAACCCGTGATCAACCGGCTCCATGACGCCATGGAGCATGCACTTGCATACGCCGCTGCCATCCGCGACAATGCCCAAGATGACCAGCAGCCCATCCCGGCTGAACTGGTTGCATCATTCGCCGCTGATTACGAGCGGATTATTTACATCCTTACCGATGCCGCCACATGAAACTCATCACCACGCAGGCTGATCTCAGCCATGCACTGCGCACCATTGCCCCAGCCGTTGGCACCGGCAACAGCCACCCGATCCTGAGCTGCTGCCTGATCGCCGCTGACGCTGGCGTCATGACCGTCACCGGGTTCAACCTGGACCTCGGCATCACCGTGTCTGTACCGGCAGCCGTGGATACCCCTGGCACCGTGGCGCTGCCGTATCGGTTGCTGGCTGGCCTGGTCAGCCGCATGGATGATGGCGAGCCTGTGACGCTGTCAGACGGCGCTGTGAGCGCCTCCAGCGGCTCTTATGGCCTTGCGGTGCAGGATGCAGCCGATTACCCCTCCATGCCCGTTGTGGAGGCTCCTGGCGCTGAGCTGGACCTGACCGCTGGTGTGCGTGCCTGCATGGCAGCCGTCAGCACCGACAGCAGCAAGCAGATCCTGCAGGGCATCCACATGGCAGCCGGTTACATGGAGGCCACCGACGGCCACCGGCTCATGCGTATCCCTGTAGCGCTGCCGGATGGCATTGATCTGGTGCTACCGGCCAGCACCATGAAGCTGCTGCAGGATCGCACTGTCACCGTGGCAGCAGCAGCCGGGCAGGCTGTCATCGATGCCGGTGATGGCGTCACCATCTACAGCCGCATCCTTGACGGCAAATACCCCGACGTGGCAGCGCTGGTGCCCAAGTCCTTTGAGCACACCATGACCCTGGACCGGCACCGCTTTGCCCGGTGCCTGGAGCGTGTCGCGCTGATCGCAGAGGCGCATAACTCCGTCGTTAAGCTCACCGCCAAGGCAGGTGCTCTGGCCATCACCGCCGAAGCCGATGCCAACAACGGCAAAGAGTTGATCACCTACGAAGGCGCAGCCGCTGGTGCTTGGGCGTTCAACGTGCATTACCTGCTCGATGGCCTCAAAGCCATGCGTGGTCATGAAGCCGTGCTGGTGTCGGCCAATTCAGCCACGACCCCTGTAACATTGCAGCCAGCAGACAAAACTGGTATGACCTACTTGGTCATGCCGGTGCAAATCAGAGAATGACATCCATCAAGGATCTCAAGTCCGATCACAAGAACGCCCGCAAGCGGACAGACCGCTCAGCCAAGCTCATTGCTGAGTCGCTGCAGCGTTTTGGTGCTGCACGCAGCATCGTCATCGACGAAGAGAACCGCATCCTTGCTGGCAACGGCACCATCGAAGGCGCCAAAGCAGCAGGCATCAAAAATGTCCGCGTCATCGAAACCGATGGCACCGAGATCATTGCCGTCAAGCGCACCGGCTTAACCGAAGACGAGAAGATCGGTCTTGCCCTAGCCGATAACCGCACCAGCGACCTGTCCGATTGGGACAAGGACATGCTGCAGCAGCTCAGCGAAGAGCATGACATTGCCCCGTGGTTTGACGCTGACGACTTGACCGCCATTCTTGGTGAAGTTGAGCAGCTACCGGCTGAAGGCTTGACCGATGCGGATGACGTACCCGAGACGCCAGCAGAGCCGATCACAAAGCCAGGCGACCTCTGGATCCTTGGCGATCATCGCTTGCTGTGCGGCGATAGCACTGACACTGTTGCTTTAGAGCGCCTTATGGCTGGCGCAAACGCCGACCTATGGCTTACTGATCCGCCTTACAACGTAAATTACGAAGGCGGAACTGGATTGAAAATTCAAAACGACAACATGAAGGATGCCGAGTTTCGGCAATTCTTGAAAGATGTTTATATCGCTGCCAATTGCTTTCTTCGTGCTGGCGCTGCCTTTTATATCTGGCACGCAGATTCAGAAGGGTACAACTTCCGTGGCGCTGCCTTTGACGCGGGCTGGAAAGTTAGACAATGCCTAATATGGTTAAAGTCTTCCTTGGTAATGGGTCGGCAAGACTACCAATGGAAACATGAGCCTTGCCTTTATGGCTGGACAGAAGGAGCTGCTCACACTTGGAACTCAGACCGCAAGCAAACCACGATTCTTGAGTTTGCCAAGCCAAGTCGCAATGGCGAGCATCCAACCATGAAGCCGGTTGACCTTTTTCAATATCAGATGGCCAACAGCACAAAGCCTGGCGACATAATCCTTGATTCCTTTGGCGGCTCTGGCACAACCATGATCGCTGCTGAGCGGATTAACCGCAAAGCCCGCCTCATGGAACTCGACCCCGCCTACTGCGACGTGATCGTTCAACGATGGCAGGCATTCACCGGCAAACTCGCTACCCTTGAGGAAAATAAGGAGGTGTTCTGATGGGCGCCCCTCGTGGTCCAAAAACTGAAACCCTAGAACGCGCTGAACGCTTTGCTCGCATCATCGCAAGCGGTGGTCGCCGTTCAGATTGCATCCGTTATGCACGGGAAAACTGGGGGGTTAAAGATGATGCATGTGACCTTTACCTGCGCATTGCGCGCGACAAGCTCAAGGCTGATTGGGACATCGAGCGTCCGCAGATGGTGGCTGATCTGCTGAGCCAGTGCAGCACTTTGCAAATGGAGGCCAGGCGGGCTGGGCAGTATCACATTGCCCTTGGCGCGATCAATACCGCAGCCAAGCTGGCGCAGCTCTGCTCGTGAGCATCCTTGCCGTCGCCCGTGAAGGGCATGTGTTGATGCAGCTCAACCATGGCGGCGAACTGACTGATGTAGATGCCCTCCTTGCGCGTATCAGAAGCGACCTACACCCAGGGCAGCTTGCGTTTGTGGATGACACCGCAACGCAGATCCTTGGCATCAGCGCGGGCTATGGCGCCGGCAAGACCAGGGCATTGTGCGCTAAGGCTGTGATGCTGGCGGCGGTTAATCAGGGCTTTATCGGCTGCGTGATGGAGCCGACCGGACCGCTGATCCGGGACATCTGGCAAACGGACTTCGAGGCATTCCTTGAGGCGTACGACATCCCGTACACGTTCAGAGCGTCGCCGTTGCCGGAGTACATGCTGCACCTGCCAGGCGGTGACACCAAGATCCTGTGCCGCAGCTTTGAAAACTGGAGCCGCATCATCGGATTGAACCTTGCTTGGGTGCTCGCTGATGAGATCGACACCGTGACGCCCAGCATTGCCAATAAGGCGTTTCCTAAGATTCTTGGCCGCTTGCGCTCTGGCAATGTCCGGCAGTTTGGTGCGGCATCGACGCCAGAGGGGTTTCGGTGGATGTGGAACACGTTCGGCAGCGACGAGGCTAAGCAGCGGCCAGACCGGCAGCTCATCAAGATGCGCACGGTGGACAACCCGCACCTGCCGCCGGACTTCATCGAGCGACTGGAAGCCAACTACGACCCAAGCCTGCTGCGGGCGTACCTCGACGGTGAGTTTGTCAACCTGACGACCGGGCAGGTGTATGACCGCTTCGACCGCAACAAACACTGCATTGCGGAGCCGCCAAATACTGCATCAGAGCCGATCCGGGTTGGCATTGACTTCAACATCGGCAACACGTCTGCGGTGATCGCCGTCCGGCTTAATAACGGCCTGCTGGTGATCGACGAGATCGCTGGTGCGCATGACACCGATGCCCTGGCGCAAGAGATCCGCCGCCGGCACCCGCAGCAGCAGATCTACATCTACCCCGACGCCAGCGGTGGCAGCCGCAGCACCAACGCAAGCCAGACCGACATCCAGATTCTGGAGTCCTACGGCATGTCCAACCAGTCACCACGCAGCAACCCGCCAGTGCGTGACCGGGTAGCAGCCGTGCAAGCGCTGCTGGAGAACGGCAAAGGGCAGGTGCGGTTGCAGGTGTCAGAAACTTGCAAGCGGGTCATCGAGTGCCTTGAGCTGCAGTGCTACAGCGACAAGGGCGAGCCGGACAAGGACGCCGGCTTTGACCACATGAACGACGCGCTCGGCTACTTGGTGTGGCGTGAGTTCAATCCCCTGCACGCTGGCGCCGGCCGGGGCACGGGGATCCGCCTCTACTAGGGTTGACCACGGCGGCAAACGCTGGTATCTTGTGCGCACGGCCGCCAAGGCCGCCCTGTCACTACCATCCCAACCATGGTCACCAATCCCTGGATCAACCGCTTCGCAGCACTGACGCTGCTGTTCATGATGTACGCCGTCGGCATCAGCGTCGGCCGTGATCAAGCTGCTGAGGCGCATCACAATCACCCCGCCTGCCATCAGGGGCTGAAGCCGTAAACTGACACCATTGTCAGCAGCTAGCGGTCGTGTATACAGGCTTCAGCGCGTATGACCGGCCGCTAGCGCAGCGCACCGTATCGAAGGTCAGCGACCCCAACACTGCTTGGTACGCGCAAGAGCCGCATTGGTTGCTGATCGAGGACCTGCTGCAGGGCACCTACGGCATGCGTAAGAAGCATCGCCGTTACCTGCCGCAAGAACCACGCGAGCTGGACGAGTCCTACGACAACCGTCTAGCCCGTAGCGTTTGCCCGCCGTATTACATCCGCCTTGAACGGATGCTGGCCGGGATGCTGACCCGCAAACCAGTCAGGCTGGATGACACCGCCGACGCGATCCGCGAGCAACTGTTTGACGTAGACCTGCAAGGCAATGACCTCAATGTCTGGACCTATGAAGCAGCGCGCAAAATGGTCAGGTATGGCCACATTGGTACATTGGTGGATGCACCTGCTAATGGGGGTAGACCCTATTGGGTGATCTACACACCTAGGCAAATCCTTGGCTGGCGCACCGAGACGCAAGAAGGCAGGCAGGTGCTAACGCAGCTCAGGCTGGCTGAGGTGGTCACAGTGCCAGATGGCGAGTTTGGCGAGAAGGCTGTCGAACAGATCCGTGTGCTGACGCCTGGTGAGTACCGCATTCACCGCAAGCAAGACAGTGGTGAGTTCACCGTTGTTGATGAAGGCCGCACCAGCCTTGACAAGATCCCATTCAGTATCGCCTATGCGCAGCGGCATGGCTTCATGGAGTCACGGCCACCGCTTGAGGACATCGCAGAGCTGAACCTCAAGACCTACCAAGTGCAGTCGGACCTTGACAACCAACTGCATATCAGCGCCGTGCCAATGCTGGCGTTTTATGGGTTCCCGTCAAGCGCCGAAGAAGTATCAGCCGGGCCTGGCGAAGCGATTGCATTCCCAGCCGAAGGCCGCGCCGAGTACATCGAGCCTGCTGGCCGTAGCTTTGAGGCGCAGTTCCGCAGGCTTGAGCAGCTTGCGTTGCAGATCAACGAGCTAGGCCTATCGGCAGTGTTAGGCCAAAAGCTGAGCGCCGAGACCGCAGAGGCAAAACGCATCGACCGCAGCCAAGGCGACAGCACCATGATGGTGATTGCGCAAAATATGCAGGACATGATCGACAACTGCCTGCAGTTTCACGCGCAGTACCTCGGCAATGCCACTGCCGCTGGCAGCGCTTACGTCAACCGCGATTTCCTCGGCGCACGCCTTGAACCGCAGGACATCACCGCGCTGCTGTCGCTCTACACCGCTGGCACCATAAGTCAAGAGACCCTGCTGCGTGAGCTGGCCGAGGGCGATGTGCTGGGCGATAACTTTGATGTAGACGAGGAGCTGGAGGCCACATCCAATGCGGGGCTTGATCTACCGTCTGCTGGACAAGCTGACAGACTGGCTAGTGGACCTGATGATCTGGATGGAGCCGAAGAAGCCCAGGAAGCAGGAGCTTGATTACACGGTTTGCGACCTGCCTGATGAAGTGCTAGCTGTCATCCGGCTGACGTGGTACAAAAACGGCAAGGCTGATGAAGTGGACGAGCTGCGCATTATGGAAGACGGCCAGAACGGTTACGACGCCTTCGCTGCAGCAGTGCAGGGTGCATTAACCCGTGGCGCCAATGTAAGCATCAGGTCGCAATATCGCCCTGAGCAGCTTGGTGTCATCTAATGGCCACACCAGAAGCGCTATACCGCAACGCGATCGACCTAAACAGGTTCAGCAATAGCGTTGCGCGGCGCATCATCAATGCTTACAACGACATCATTATTGATGCAGTTAATCAACTGCGGACCATTGATGAGCTGGCCGCGCCGGTCAAAGCTGCCAGGCTGCGGGCGATCCTTGCGCAGCTAAAGGACAGCCTTGGCACCTGGGCTGGCGATGCGACGGAGATCACAGCAACCGAATTACAGGGCATCGCGCAACTGCAATCTGAGTTTGTGGCCGATCAGTTGCGGCGTGCATTACCTGCTGGCGCTCGTGATGCAGTGCGCACCGTTGAGATCAGCCCGCAGTTTGCGCAAAGCGTGGTCACAACCGACCCGACGCAGCTCAACGTGGTAGCGCTCAGTGATGACCTGTTTGCAGCAGTGCAGGGCGCACCGGCTACATTCAACCTGACCGCTGCGCAGGGTGCCACGATCACGCTGCCCAATGGTGAGGTAGTTACCAAAGCATTCCGTGGCATCGCCGTCGATCAGGCCGAGCGGTTCTCGCAGGTGGTGCGGCAAGGGCTGCTGACCGGCGAGCCGACGCCTGCTATTGCTAAGCGGTTGATCGGCAGCCTGCAGTTTGGCGAGGAAGCCAAGACCGTCAAGCAGCTCATCGCTGCAGGCGGGCAGGCAACAGCCGTAGCCGACAACCAAGTCATCGCCCTAGTGCGCACCAGCATCAACCAGGTAGCCAACACCGCCAGCCAGCAGGTGTATGAGGCGAACCAGGACATCACACCGCGTTATCGGTACGTCGCTACGCTTGACACCCGCACCAGCGCGATCTGCCGAGCGCTTGATGGCCGTGAGTTTGAGTATGGCAAAGGACCGACACCGCCGCAGCATTTCAACTGCCGCAGCACGACCGTGCCGGTGATTGACTACAAAGCCCTAGGGTTCACGCCACCGCCAGCAGGCACCCGCGCCAGCGCTGACGGGCAGGTGCCGGTCAACGAGTCCTACGGCCAGTGGCTGGCAAAGCAGCCGCTGCCGGTCAAGGCAAAGGCGCTCGGCGCCAACAAGGTGGCATATTTTGACAAGCTGTCGGCTAAGTACGGACCCAAGGACGCCATCGCCAAGCTGGTCCGCGACGATGGGTCAGAGCTAACCTTAGATCAGTTGCGGGCTCGATACGGTGCCGTTAAAGAAAGGTAGCTCGCAGAAGACCATCTCAGCCAACATCAAAGCTGAGATGAAGGCCGGCAAGCCGCAAAAGCAAGCCGTCGCCATCGCCCTGTCCAAAGCCGGCAAATCCCGTAAACCCAAAGGTAAAAAGTGATGCCTAAGTACACCGGACCTGCTAAGCCTCAAAAGCCCATGCCCAAGAAAGGAGGCAAAAAGAAATGAAACGCGGCGACCGTGTTAGCTGGAACTACCAAGGCACCCGTACCTTTGGCGTGATCACCAGCATTGGCGGCGAGCGGGCGACCATACCCACGCAGGGCGGCGGCAGCGTCACCCGCGTTGGCAGCATGGACGATCCCATCGTGCGGATCAAGTCTGAGTCAACCGGCAACGCGGTGATTAAAAAGCGGTCAGAGCTGAAGCCCGCACCAAGGCGATGATCACCTATCGCGGCGAGCAGTTCGAGGGTTACAACAAACCCAAGCGGACGCCCAACCACCCGACCAAATCGCATGCGGTGCTTGCCAAAGAAGGCGAGACTGTCAAGCTGATCAGGTTTGGGCAGCAAGGCGTCAGCGGCAGCCCACCGCGCAAAGGCGAGTCAGCAGCAGCCAAAGCCAGGCGGGCATCCTTTAAGGCAAGGCATGCAGGCGACATCGCTAAAGGCAAGCTCAGCGCTGCATTCTGGGCGGATAAGACGAAGTGGAGTTAGCCTCCTGCCGGTGAATCCAGTCCTTTAGCTCAGCGACGTACCACCGCAGGTCTTGCGCTTTGGCTGCATGCCAGCCGTTGCCGGTGCTGCGGTACAGGTGCTCATGGCGATCTACTGCATCAAGGCACTGCTTGATCAGCGGATTCCACGGCTCACGGGTTGGTGTGTCCCATTCACGCTTTGACACGATCACCACGCGCCATTACGATGGCAGCGTAATTAAGCCTGCGGCTTATCCATGTC